GCAGGCGCGCCCGTGAAATCGGCTCAGGCAACGTCAGCGAAGGCCTGCGGCGCGCTGTAGCGGCATTCACTCCGCCCGATTCGTCGCCCTGACGCCCGCCCGCCATCGCTGCTGTTGATGAATGTCCGCGCCCACCCACCCGATCCTTGTTAGCCCTAAAAAATATCTCGTCTGCCCGTGAGGGCTAACCCGTCGTTCCAGCGGAGCTACGCGGCGATGCCGCTTGCCCGCTGAACTCCACGTTCAGCGGCCCAGTCGTCCAATGCGGCCCAGGCTGCGCACGCGCGGCCCCTGGTCGGGCCGGTATGGAATAAAAAAGCCCGCACATGGCGGGCTGAAACTCTCAGGAGAGAGCGGAGGAGTTTTACGGCTGGCGACTGCTGTGGCACACACTGGCCCTTCATTGGGGCTGAGTTCGCACTCGCCGGCAATCGCCATGCGTAAAACAAAAAGCCCGCGCAATGGCGGGCTAATTTTGGACGCAACTTGGGCGTCGAAATGACTCTACAGCAAAAAAAACAGGAGCGCAAGCATTTTTTAACTTAGCCCCCGGCTTTGCGCCTTAATCCAGAATCGCAGCGCCGCATCAATCAACTTTTCGTCTATTCCGGCCCTGAATCTGAACACGCTTGCCTCATAGACATGAGAAAGGACCATCCTTAACTCAAGGGGGAATTTCTGATCCCGAATGATTGCCTCGCATATTTCCGCCTGGTAGTTCCATGTCGCTTCATCCCTATGCTGGGACGCGTCCTCAGACGCTACCCCTGATCCTGTCAAAGATTCAATTCCAGATGATCTCGTAGGGACCCCATGCGCTACTTTCTCCCCTCTAGACCATCTCCCCCAGTTGTGAAGATGCCAATCTGGACGGTCAGGGATGAGCCTTCTCAACCGCTCAAACTCATCATAAAGATTGATGGATTCTGGCTTCCCCATTATTCCCGCTCCTTGTAGTTCTTGCACCGTTTCAAAGTCTTCCTACCCTTTTCACAAACTTCCATCGGAGTCCCTGCGAAGGTGAATTTGTTCAGGTGCCTGCACCCTTTGCAGGTTCTGGCCTCTTTGCGCTCATAGACTTTGGCAGGGTCTTGCCATTCCCATGAATAGTCAGGCATCGCCACAGGCCGCAATCATTCGGTCAATTGCTTCCTTAAGTACCGGCCACTCTTCTTCCGCGATGCAGATTTTCCCTATGCCTGCTCTCCCCACCTGCTCAACCTCAACAAAAGGCCCGGCACCCTCATCAACCATTCTTACCGTTGTCGCCATTTCGCTGAAAATTTGATCTATTTCTGGCTTTACGATCAGGGAAAGCGTTTTTATCTCGTAGCTCATTTCCTCTCCTTCTCCAATGCTTTCCACTTCGCACGGTAGTGGGATTTCAGATAAATGAAGTCTTCTCGCGTGTAGCGGGATGGTTCTGACCGTCCTTCCAATCTCTCGACGCGATCAGCTCCGAGTCGATTGACAAGCCCAATCCGGTATTCAATGGCGTTCCCGCTTTTGTACTGATTGCAGGGGACGCACTGTTTATGGCAGTTGTCTTCGTCAAACCTAAGCTGTGGAGCAGCACCAACAGACCGGTAATGTCCCGCGTCGTAAGCTCCAGCGTGATGCCTCCCGCAAGAGATACACGGCAAGTCACGATCTCTTTCCCGGATGTAGTGGTTGAACTCAATTTGCGCCTCCTTTGCAAGTTGCGACTTCGTTTTAATGGCCTCTTTCCGCTTTCGGAATTCTTTGGCCTGAGCTTTTATTCGCTCGTTCGTTGCGTAGGTCGCGGCACATTCCACCGTTTCGCAGACTTTCTGATTCATCCGCTTTCGCGTGAATTGGCATTTGCAGACCTTGCAGCGGGTCATGCCGCGGTCACCCAGAGTTCAGCCATCCTCTCGACTTCTTCAGGGGATACCGTGGGCCAATAGGTCTTGGAGACATACCGGCATATCGCGGCTATGACTTCGTGAAACTCCCCATCATCCATTGACTCAAAAGCCAGAGATTGAGGGATTCGATACGTGCATGGACCAATTCCGGGGAACATCACGGCCATTTCCGAACACCCGATATTCCCCTCGATCTGGATTCGCTTCAGTACCGCATGCGCTTCCATGTTTGAGAACGCCTCAATGTTCTCCGCGACCAATGCCCCAACTTGATGCGCTAACCGGTGGAATCGGGGATTACGCGGCTTCTTGATGTCTCCCGCCACAATGTCCCCGACTTTGTAGCCACGTTCCCGAAGGGTCTGCAAAGAGAACTGGTCGGCCGGCTCAAGTCCTCCCTTGATGATGCGGAGCATTACGCGGGGCTTTTTGCTGGGCTTCATTCCCCCTCCTCGTGTAGTTCAGCCAGCTCTTTCCCCTCGTCCTTCGATTCGCAGACCTTCAGCAGATCGTGATCGCAGTACAAAGTCCAGAGCGTTGCCCCTTCCGAGAAACAGGAAGCGAGGCGATAGGTTCCCCTCCTCCCCATCGCTGTTCCTGCCTCCCGTCCGGAGAGTTTCCACGTCAGCATCAGTGCGCCACCATTTCAGACTCTGGGATCAATTCGAGGAAGGTCATGGGAATTGACCTCACCCGTTCAGGTTCTTCCATGGCGCCACACAACCGCTCGGACGGATTCATATCTGCCGTGGAGTGATAATTCCCGCAGGACTCGCGGGAACCACAGAATCCACCCATGCAGGGGATGAGCCTCATGCAACCTCGTCCAATCCACAGTGAAGCATTAATTCAAAGTTGTCGGCATCGTACTTGTCCCCCCTTGCTGCCATCTCAACATTACGAACCGCCTGCCGGTAATAGGTGTCCTTAAGCTCAAACCCGATCCCCTTCCTTCCCATAAGAACCGGGATATAAACCTCACTACCGACACCCATGAATGGAGTCAAAACCGTTTCCCCTGGATTGCTTCGGAGCGTCACCACGCGCTCGATAACGTCCAGCTGCAACGGATGAACATGCTTCTCGTCATCAACCCCTCTGGCCTCTTTGAATGGGAGAACCCTATTCATACGTATGTCGTCCCACATACAATCAGCGTACTGACGCCATATCCAATGGGAAAACCTATTTTCCGTTTGCTTCCCAGTGTGCCCTCGGTATTGAATAATGTCGGAAGGGGGAACCCTCTCCCCTGCGTACTCAAGCATTCCAACAGGATGAGTAACCGGAACAGGGTTTTTCCCTTTGTTACGAAAAAGCAAAAGAAAGTCAGCCGCCGCAACTCCACAATCCATCGAATCAGCGACCAAAGAAGCGTGAGCAAGGTTCTTTTGCATTGTCCTGAGGCGTACAGCTAATGGTTCTTTCCATATCGCGTGCCGTCCTGCGAAATGCCATCCGTTCCTCTCATGCAAACGGATAATGTCTCCAGGGAAATCGATATAGCTATCCGTCCCTGAATTTGATCGGGGAACGTCCATGCAATGCACGGCGGTCATTCTCCCCGGCATCGTAATTCTTGCCAGTTCGGAAACAACAAACTCGTAATGCTTGAAAAACTCCGAATAGTCAGAACAATTAGACAGGTCACGATCATTCGACGAGTAGTGATAAAGCCCTCCGAATGGCGGGGAATAAACAGAAAGATGAATCGATTTATCAGGAAGAGACTGCATTCCTTCAACACAATCTCCGTGATAAATAGCAAATTTCTCTGTAATTAGTTGGTCGCGAACAGCCATGATGGAACCTCCGTTTTTGTTTGGTATATAGACCCGCGTTTAATCGACATTGAAGAATTCATTTGCGCCACAAGGTTTGAAAACATGCTGTCGGCAAGATCAGATTTACGTTGAAGGTTTTTCAGAACCCCCCGCTCACCCTCGGTAGTCACAATATCAACCCGCACTGGACGTTTTTGCCCAAACCTCCAGCATCTACGAACCCCTTGGTAATACTGCTCAAACGAATGTGAGGGGAAGAACGTTACATGCCGACATTTTTGGAAATTGAGGCCAAACCCCGCAATTTTCGGCTTAGTCACCAATACCCGCGCCTCGCCATTTGCGAAGGCCAGTAGTTTTTCTTCTTTCGCTTCATCGGAATCCTTCCCGCTCACCTGGATTGCTCCAGGTATCGCCTTTTGAAGCATGTCGCCTTCTTCGTTCAGATGACACCAGACAAGAGCCTGGTCTCCTGTATCCACAAGATTTCCAACCATCTCGCAGCGTTCTACAACCGTCCGGCGACGCTCTTCTCTCTGCTCTTTAAGTCCAACAGCAGGGAGAGCAAATAACATCCCATCTGGCAAGCTATTCGCCTGAACCAAATGCTCTACCTCTTCCATCGGCGGAAGAACAAAACGCGAATCATCAAATCCAAGGTCGGAAGGTTTTCGCATGGCTCTTGCCCATGAACAAACCCACTTCCAAAAGGCCATCTCGGCATGTCCCTTAAATCTCCACTTGATAACCTCTCCGCGCATTCTCCCCTGTGCTGAATTGTTCAAATCATTTTTGAAAAATCGGTTAAGCATATCCATATACCCAAGATATCCAAGAGCTTCCGACGATGTTCCAAGCTCGATATAGTCATTTGGAGCCGCAGTCGCGGTATCAAGCAACCGATATTGAATCTTCCGCATAAATGCAGTGACGCTTGCTCGCGTAGCACCGTTGAACGACTTCAGAATCGAAGACTCGTCACACACGCAGCCATAAAAATCCGCCGATGAGAATTTGTGTAGCTGCTCGTAGTTTGAAATTGTTATCCCTCGGTATATTTCGCCGCTGTGAGACCGATGGACTTCAATCCCGAATTTCTCTGCCTCCATAACCATTTGTGCCCCAACTGCAATCGGCGTCAGGACGAGGACATTCCCATTTGTTTTCCTGACAATGTTTTCGGCCCAAACCAAAAGCATCGCAGTCTTACCTAGACCACAATCAGCCATGATTGAGGCGCGACCTTTTCTGACAGACCAATCGACTAAACTTTTTTGAAAGTCAAAAAGAAAATCAGGCATCCAAATAGGATCGAATCCTCCATAGCTATCTGATTGAGACTTAGCCTCCAAAAAATTTAGGTATGATTCCGTTTGTGGCATATTATTTCCCTGTGTGTCACAGCCCCCAGACCCTGCAAGGTCGCCAATGGGGGCTTTTTCTTTTGCGGTATGGCTCCGCGCGTTCATGCGGCGACTTTCTGCGGAGAAGTCTTGAAAATCCCCGCTTTCAAAATCCGATTCCGGTATTCCCGTTTTTCTTCCTTCGTCTTCAACCCCCATGCGTCAAGGGTTCTACGGACTTCCATCAGGTGATGGTCGTGCCAGTGAGCACGGCAAAGGTTCGCGCCGAATTCGTTGCTCATCGCCTCCCCTCGGCAGTTTTCGTAGGCACAGGGGATGATCTGCTTCGGCCTGGAGTTCGTTGCAGCGGAATACCCGCAGGAGCATTTCGTTCCCCGGAAATTCGTTCCGCATTCAGGACATTCAATCATTCGGCCCTCCTAGCTCGCCCTGGTACTGGGCAAAATTCGTTCTGTTGAAAATCGTTTTTGGACGGAGAAATCCCATCATTTTTTCGTCGGTTCCCCATTCCCGCGATTTTTTGGCAATGACCTGGCGGCACTCGGCCACAGTCGCCCCCTCCTTCAGGCGAGCAACGATCAGATCGAGGTTTGCAGGGACGGGTCTGTAGCGACTTGACGTCTTGACGTTCAGAAAATCGAGAACTTCCCGCGCTGCAGGTTTGAGACTTTCTGATTTCGAAGGGGGAGATTCGTCGGGATTTCCCGACAATGTTTTTAATTCTTTATCTGTATCTGTATCTGTATCTAGCGGTGTTACGGGTGCGTTTCGTAACGCGTTACTATTCCGTTCTCTAAATCGCTTTTGCCTCTCAGCCCTTGTTGGGTCTCGATCTGAGCGGAATTGACGCTTGTCCCAATTCAGCAAAGTCCAGTCAGAATCGATGAAACCTTTCTCTATAAAAAGTGACTTTGTTTCCTCAATTTCGGACTCAGTAACGCGAAGTTGAAACGCTACTTCAGCGTTACTGTGCGTCAGTAACGCGTTACTGCTGCGTAGACATAAAAGCATAATGTAACGGCGCTGCATTGCCTCGCTCATCATCTGGACTTTTGGGTCTGTCGCAAACTCGGCGTAGAGTCTGAACCATTGCATTTTTAGATTCCCCTGCACCGATTACAGACCAGACACCCCGGCATGAACTGGTCAAGCCCAAGTTTGCGGAGACATTTCGCGCAAGTTTTCATTCCGGCCTCGTCATCTGTTTAACGATGTCACGAACGGTTGATTCACCGCAGCCGAATTCGTCCGCTAGAACCTTGTAGCCAACGATTCCGGGCCGGTACATGCGCCGAATCTTGGCAACCTGCGCGTCGCTCAACTTGGCCCGGTGATGGCCTTCGCCGATCCGGTATCCGTTACGCCGGTTCATTGGCTTCTCCGATCTGAGGGGCGATCATGGGATGGCCGATCAAAGAGAACCGAGAGAGCGCCTTGCAATGCTCTTTCCTGAACGCTTTTCCATCCTCAACGCCATGCACGGAATGCCCTGCTCGTGGTGTCCTGCGAACCGAGTACGGAACGCGGGCATGTTTAGCAATGAACTTGTCTATGAGCTTGTGGAATGTCATTTCCGCTCTCCCTCCGAAGATGTCGGATTGACCCCGGTAGCGCTGCAAAACCCGTCCAGTACGGAGAGGGTCTTTGCTTTTGCCTCAAAGCGGATTTCTGGCATTGACCTAGCTCGCCACTTTCTGAGCCATCAGGAACAGATACGGGAAGTCGAGCTTCACGCGAGCCGGAATGCCACGAGCCATCCAGTTATGAACACGCTGGACTCCGCCCTTCTTCTTGTCGAACCCAAGAAGCTCCGCAACCTTTGCCGGGCCTCCGAGCGATTTGATAATTTCGGTGTCAGTCATCATGGCTAAATTAAACACCACGCTTAAACGAAAGTCAAACGTTCTGTTTAACAAAGTGGGTTGGCAGAAAATTAAACAAACTGTTTGACTTGTGTTTAACCATTGTGTTTAATGCCTCCACTCGCTACCGAAACGCGAGAACAGACAGGAGATAAAGCGTGAGCGAAAAAGACGAAGTTATCGTCGCGTACAAGGGGTTCGACAAGAACTTCCAGTGTCGCGGGTATCAGTTTGAAGTTGGCAAGACGTATCACCACGACGGGGATGTTGAAGTCTGCGCTTCAGGTTTCCACTCATGCGAAAACCCGCTTGATGTCTGGAATTACTACGATCCATCTGATGGCAATAAGTTTGCAGTAGTCAAAGCCTATGGCGCTTTGTCTAGGCATGCCGGTGATTCAAAAATTGCGTCTGCGTCAATCACGATTGAAGCGGAATTAAAGCTCCCCGAATTCGTTGCTGCTGCAATCTCTTGGGTAAAGAAAGCTTGCGAATTTACCGGCAAAGAAATTAACGCTGGTCACTACAGCCAGTTGGCAGCGTCTGGTCACTCCAGCAAGTTGGCAGCGTCTGGTGACTCCAGCCAGTTGGCAGCGTCTGGTGACTACAGCCAGTTGGCAGCGTCTGGTGACTCCAGCAAGTTGGCAGCGTCTGGTCACTCCAGCCAGTTGGCAGCGTCTGGTCACTCCAGCAAGTTGGCAGCGTCTGGTGACTCCAGCAAGTTGGCAGCGTCTGGTGACTACAGCCAGTTGGCAGCGTCTGGTGACTACAGCCAGTTGGCAGCGTCTGGTCACTCCAGCCAGTTGGCAGCGTCTGGTGACTCCAGCCAGTTGGCAGCGTCTGGTCACTCCAGCAAGTTGGCAGCGTCTGGTGACTCCAGCAAGTTGGCAGCGTCTGGGGAATCATCAATCGCCATTTCCGCCGGACTCGAATCAACGGCTTGCGCAGGCGAATTGGGAACAATCGTTTTAACGCGGTGGGTTGAAAAAGAAAAACGCTACCGCGTATCCGTTGCCTATGTCGGCGAAAACGGAATCAAACCGGATACGGCCTATCGCCTAAATGAATCCGGTGAATTTGAAGAAGCATGACCTTCGCGCCAGCCGGTTTGAATAGCTGGCCCCGACCGGGCGGGAACCCGGATGAATTTGGAGAATGAGATGCCCACAACCCTATTGCATGGCGAAAGTCTGGAACAGGCCAAGCATCGCCGGTTCCAGGAAGAAGCCGCCGAACACACTCGGCCCGCTTCCACAAAGACGGAAATGTGCGTTGTCCCGTACGAAGGACTGATGTTGTGGGTCAGGCTCAAGACCCAGAACGGCGCTCGCTACATCTATTCCGTTGAGACGGACGACAGCCTGGTCAACATTCTGCCGTTGCTTGCGGAAGAGGCCGTGGCTGATCTGCTGCGCCTTGCGAATGCAGACTTGGACGAGGCCGAAGAACTCACGGAGCAGGACGACGACCCCGTAGGCGTGGCGTACCAAGCCAGCATCGATGAGCAGATTGATCGGATGAGGGAGCGGGCATGAAAACCCAACTCATCCTCGCAGCGATCAAAGCCCTTAACGCCGCAGACAAGCGACTCAAGGGGAATTCGAGCGATTCCAAAGGCTATACAGCCGGAGACATTCTGCTTTCGGCTGACTGCTTTTCTGCTGCACTGGATCTTGAGTGCGCCCTCGTTGAAGCCTTGCCGAATATCGAACTGGAGGCCGAAGCATGAGCCACTTCGACCGCCACTTCTATCGCTCGCAGCCGAACAGCATCCGGCACATCCCCTTCGCGCATGACGGATTGCGCCCGATTGACCGATTCATCGGGAAAGTGTGCGCGATTGGCCTTGTGCTGCTGGTTGTTGAGCAGCTCGTGCAGTCTATTCACTGAAAGAAAAATCATGAATCTATTCCAGCGCATCAACGAAGTTCGCAAAGGCATTGACTATATCCGCAAGGACAAGAGCGTCAGCGCCGGGGCTGGTGGGTCTTATAAAGCTGTCACGCATGACATGGTAACGGCGATGGTGAGGGATCACATGGTGAAAGCCGGGATCGTGTCATACCCCGTTCTTGTCGGGTCTCAATCCCTTCCATTTGAAGTTTCGCCGGAGGGGATCAAGGCCAAACAGTTCAGGTACGAAGCCACTTATGACTTCCATTTCGTCAATACGGAAGATCCCAAGGACGAGCTTGTCGTCAGGATTCAGGCGCATGCAATGGACAACGCAGACAAGGCACCAGGCAAAGCCCTGAGCTACGCGAAGAAGTACGCCATTCTCAAGTTGTTTGAAATCGAAACCGGCGAAGACGAAGAAAGCCGCTCCCCTGAAGAAAAACCGGACATTCAACAGGAAGACGAAGCGCTACTTGCTCAATTCCGCGAGAAAGCTTTAGAGGGAACCGCCGCGCTGAATGCGTTTTTCACTATCGCCAAAGGATCAGCGAAAACCCGTGTATGGAGCACCCACGGGAAAGCCCTTAAAGACGCCGCAGCAAAAGCCGACGCAGGAGCAATAGCATGACCCAACAAGGAACCGCTGAATGGCTGCAAGAGCGTTGCGGGCACGTTACCGCCTCGCGGATCGCCGATGTAATGGCGACGGTGAAATCAGGAGAGGCCGCAAGCCGCACAAACTACCGTGCAGAGTTGGTAGCTCAACGTATGACCGGAGCAATCGAAGCCGGATACACCAACGCCGCCATGCAGCACGGAACAGAGACAGAACCTCTTGCGCGGGCCATGTACGAGCTTCAGAAAAGCGTCATGGTTCAGGAGTGCGGATTCATCCTGCATCCGTCTATCGAGTGGTCTGGGGCATCCCCTGACGGTCTTGTCGGAACTGACGGTCTTGTCGAAATCAAGTGTCCGAATACGGCAACCCATATCGACACACTTATCAAGAAACTCCCGCCTACCAAGTACCTTCCGCAAATGTATTGGCAAATGGCATGCACAGGGCGGGCATGGTGCGACTTCGCCAGCTTCGACCCGCGCATGCCCGAACACCTTCAACTGTTCGTTTATCGCGTCCTGAGAGATGACGAGAAGATTTCAACGTATGAAGCCGAGGTCGTGAAGTTCTTAAAAGAAGTTCAAGCCACGATTAGCCAATTGGAAACGATAGGCCGGAACGTAGAGCCTACCGCCGCCGATTACATCAACACTCCCTAGGAATAGAAATGACCGTCATTAACGAACTCTGCGTTGCCCAACGCAAATACAAAGACAAGAACGGGCAAGAGAAAACCGTCTGGCTCAAGATCGGCGAGATTCACGAACACAACGGGAGGCAATATGGCGTGATCTTCCCTCACATCAACCTTGCAGCGTTACCGAGAAAGGAAGGCGAGGACCGGCTCTTTTTCAGCCTGTTTGAGCCAAAGCCGAAGGGGGAAGCAAAGCCGGCGACTACGCAGAGTCAATCCGCGTCGGATTTCGAGTCGGACATCCCGTTTTGATGGCTCAGGTAGCACGACCGGAGAATGAGTAAGTGTGGCTGATACCTCAATCCTTAGCCTCTGCGCTGGCGTCGGAATGCTTGACGAGCGGGAATCTATTCGGAGAATGAGTAATGACTGACAGCGATGCCCACAAGCGAGGCAGTCTCTTCAAGTGCTATTGCGGAACAGAGTTCTGGCGGAAGCCGCACGACATTGCGCACGGGCACGCAAAGTTCTGCTCCCGTTCGTGCGCCAACGGAAGGAACCGACATGGCCTTTGACGAGGTAACGATAGGCAACTG